GCTCGGCGCCGCGGGGGCCTGCTGGGCCGGCGCAGCCTGCGGAGCCGGGACTTGGGCGGCGGGCGCCTCGGGGGCGTCGTACCCGTCATCCGTCTCCGGCGGGGTCTGGTTGCCGAACAGCAGGTCCCGCACCTCGGCACTCTTCCAGCGCTGCGACAGGACCTGCAGTTCCTCCGGGGTGGTCCAGCGGTCGGCCTTGAACAGCAGCTTCGGGTACTCGACGGAGTGGTCGAACTTGATGGAGGTCACGACCTGCACCGTGTTCGTCACGCCGCTGGCACGCAAGAAGTCCATGTACTGCGCCCAGGCCTTCCACTCCGACTTCTCGGTGTTCTTGTCCCAGTTCGAGGTCTGGGGCAAGCGCGCGAGCAGCGCGGGGAAGTCCAGCTTGGCGGCCGGCACGATCGCCACCCGCTTGTTGGTCGAGCACAGCGTGGTCGGCTTGCCTTGGGGTGTGATCTTCGAACCCTTCACCGCGTTGGGGCAGGAGGCGCAGGCCGAGGCGATCGGCTCGGCGATGCTGGCGTCCGGGGTGACGCTGTCCACGGACGAGCAGCGCGGGGGCTTGTTCTCGCCGGCCACGTACTGGCCCTCGTAGAACGCGCGGGAGTTCTTCTTGATCTGGTCGAGGATCACGACCTTGATCGTCGGCGCCGGGTTGCCTTCGCGGTCGGTGACGACATCTTCCTTGTCGTCGAGCACGATGCGCCACACCTTGCCGCGGAACGACAGCGCGGGGATCGTCATCTTGGCAGCGATGTTCGAGTCGTCGTCAGTGAAGAACGAGGAGACGTAGGCGGGGACGTTGCCTTGGCCGAAGGGGATGATGTTGGACATGGTGGTCATTCTCCAGTGGTGGTGAGGGTGTGGATGATTTGCTGCAGGTGCTCGGCCTGCGATATGGCATCCCACATCGCAGAGTGGTGCACGCCCTTGCGCTGCATGGCGAACGGCGTGCGGGCCTTCATGGTGCGGTAGCACCGGTCGTTCCAGTAGCTCCAGGGCGCGGGCTTCCCGGCCGCGGCGTAGGCGTTGCGCAGGATCACGTTGTCGAACGTAGCGCCGTTGCCCCACACCGGCTTGTCGGTGCCCATCCAGGCGCTGAACCGGTTCAGGGCGTCGCTCAGCGCCACGCGCGGGTGGCCCATCAGGGCCTTGCGGGCGGCGTCGCGCTCGTCACGCATCCACCACATGACTGTGCTGGCGTCCATGACGAGTCCGGCATCCACGCACGAGTTCGGGTCGACATGCACCTCGAAGGGCTCGCCGTGGATACCGCTGCCCTCCTCGTAGAACATGCACGCACCGATCGACAGGATGACCGCTCGCTCAGACGTGCCGAGGGTCTCCAGGTCGAGCATGATTTGAAGCTGTGACTGCTCACTCACGGGTGCCTCCAAGTAGTGTGGTGGTCATCTCGACGCCGGCCATGAAGGCGGCGTCCCAGACTTGCTGCGGGGTGGCGTCCGGGTGCGCTTCCATCAGGCTGGCGAAGTCCATGCAGGCGGCCGGGGCGAGAAGCGGCTCCAGCCGGATGGTGCCCAGCTTGTTACTGTCGAGCCCGATGCGCAGCCCGTCCGGATGGAAGTTGACGGTGTCGCCGAGACGGACGGAGAACGCGCGGGTGATGCCGAGCACCGCGAACGGCGGCTCCGATGGCCCCCGGCTGAGGTGCACCTTCCCCACTACGCCGGGTGCGGCGGCCGGCAGGGAGACGACCCGCGGGTTGCTGATTCCGAGCGTCCCTACTTCGAACCTCGCCGGGCCTTCCGCCACGACCGTGAGGCCATCCATGGCTCTCAGGTAGAGCCTGACGGCGCTCATGACTTGCGCACCTTCATGACGTTCTCGCGGAACACGTTCAGGCCGGGCGGGTTGGCGCCGTGCGCCTCCACCCACTGCTTCACGTGCGTGGCCTTGATCCGGCGCTCGAAGAAGTCCAGCTCGCCGGTCTCCTGGACGAACTCGTAGAACACCTTCTCGTCGGCAACGGACGCCAGCCAGCGCTCGTCCATGTACGTGGTGCCGGCCTCGGTCTTGAACCCCGTCACGCCTTGCTCGAGCGCGTCACGGAGCAGGGAGTGCTCGATCGCCTCCAGGGCGGCCTTGAACCGGCCGTCCAGCGTGGAGGCTTCGCCGTTGCGGTCGGCACGGGCATTGCGCAGGGCAATGTACTTCGCCACGCGCTTGTCCACGCTGACCTTGTGCGCGGTGCTGACGAGCACGTTGAGCTGCTCCTGCAGGAGCATGGCTTCCTCCAAGCGTAGCGCGCGGAGCGCTTCCGCCCGGTCGGATGGCGGCAAGCTGCGAACAGAGGCAAGAACTGCCTCGATTTCTGGTTTCACGGTTCTTCTCCTTTTTGACTACTTTACCTTGCTTATCGGGAGCTACGCAAGCAGCTCCTTGCGGTACATCTCGAGAATGCTTTCCTGTCCGAGTCGTTTGCCCTCCACCTGTGCGTAGATATTCCACTCGAGCTGGGTGGCGCCCAGCCGAATGATCGTCATCTTGCGTGTCTGGCCCGGCCGGTTGATCCGGTCCATGACCTGCTGGCTCTCCTCGTTCGAGTAGATCGGTGCGTAGAAGATCATCATGTCCGCCTCGGTGGCGGTGATGCCGTGGGCCATGACCTTCGGGTGGCACAGCAACAGCTTGAGGTCCGGGTCTGCCTTGAACCGGCGGAAAATCTCTGCTCGCCGGGACGGGGGCACGTCTCCGTTCACCACGTCGAGCTGCCACGCGATACTCTCGCGAGTCCACTCCGCCTCGATCTCCCGCTGCAGCTCGTAGATGATGCCCTTGAACGGCACGATCACCAGCACCTTCGCGGCGGCCTGCTCCACGCACTCCAGCAGCAAGTTGAGCCGGGGCGCGTGCGGCACCGTGTGGTACGTCTCGGTCGCGCCGTCCTTCACCGCGCCGCAGAGGATTTGCCGCAGCTTGTTGACCTTGTCGGCCGCGTTCGCTGCGGTGATCTGCACCCCGTTCGCCAGCTCGGCCGCAGCCTCCTTCTTCATCTCGTTGACGAGCCCGGTCTGCTCCTTGGTGAGCCCGCACTGCCGATTCTCGAATGTGATCGGGGGCAGGTCCAGGCAGTCCGCTTTCCTGAACCGCACTGCCGGCTGCATGGCGCGGAACGCCATCTCGTACGACTCCGGCCGGGGCGCCCACTTGTGCTGGCTGATCTGGATCATGGTCTGCCGGCGCCAGTGGCTGAAGTATTTCGGCACGTTGCCCGGGTTCACCAGCCGGGTGAGCGCCCAGGCGTCGGTCGGGGCGTTCGGGCAGGGCGTGCCGGTCATCAGCCACACCTTGTGCCACGGCTGCAGGAAGTTCTCCAGCACGGCGTACCGCGCGGTGCTGCCGTTGCGATACGCCGCAGCTTCGTCCACGATGACGAGGTTGATGTCCTTGCGGGCCTTCAGCTCCTTGTCGATGACTTTCAGCCCGTCGTGGTTGATGATGTAGAAGTCGAAGTCCTGCTCCAGCCGCGCCAGTCGCTTCTTGCGAGACCCGTGCAGGATCGTGTAGGAGCGGTGCATGAGCACGTTGAAAATCTCGTCCGCCCACACCAGCTCGAGCGTGGAGAGCGGCGAGACGATCAGCGTGCGGGTCACCGCGCTCTTGCCCATGAGATAGTCGGCGGCCCACAACGCGCTGGCGGTTTTCGCAGTACCCATCTCGTTCAGCACGAATATGCGCTGGTGCAGCGTCAAGGCTTCTGAGGTTGCGACTTGGTGGTCGAGCACCTTCGTGAACTTGGCCGGGCGCGGCCAGTGGTAGAAGTACCGGATCGGGCTTGGCGCCTTGATGCCCATGTTGCGCAGCACGCGCGCCACGTCCAGGTCGAACTTCACGGCAAGGTTGTGCCCTTCATACTCGACGCGCCGGGTCCAGCGGGGGATGACCTTCTCGACCAGCTCGGGCTGCTGCAGGCGAAGCAGCAGCGACTTGGATTCGGGGTGGACGATCATCAGGCGTCTCCAGCGTACCCGTCGTACACGCACACCCAATAGGCCACCTCGGGGCCGATCGTGACGGACGCTGCCGGCAGTGCCATGGCGGAGCTAAGCAAGGTGGCTAGATCGTCGAGGTGCCGGTGGCGAGCGCGCCGTTCCCGCAGCGCTACGATGACTTCAGAGCCCCGCGCAGGCCATTGTCGAGGCGGGCCGAACTTGCGAGCCCACCACGAGCGCGCCGCGAATTCCGCTTCCATTGCTACGCGGATGGTTTCCAGCTCGTTTTCAAGTTCGGCAATTTTGCGCTCAACCCCAGCCATGGCGCGGGTCGTGCGCTCGTGCGTCTGCACAAATCCGTCCCTACCGATAGTCATGCTCATGGCAGGCTACCCTCCTCCAGACTCCAGTCCTTCAGCCACGCCTCCAGCTCGGCAGTAGCTCCCAGCCCCGCGATGACAAACACCACAGCCCCGGCGGCTTCCATCTCGGCGATCGTGGCCTGCTGGCGCAGGGTGGGCTTCTTGCCCTCGGCCTTCGTCTCGATCGCGAAGAACTTCCCCTTGTAGCAGCCGACGAAGTCCAGGGACGGTTTGCCCATACCGTTCTGCACAGGCATGTGGTAGTACGCGCCCCGCTCCTTCAGCAACTTCTTGACGGCTTCCTTGACTTTTCCCTCGGGCGTCACAGTATTCTCCTTCGCCGTGACGTGCCTTGACACCGACACGTACGCATCTGTACAGTCGGACGCGGCTTCACGGCCTTCCTCTCTCCATCTTGCGATGGCTTGAACCCCGCCGGGCTCTCCTGGCGGGGTTATTTCTTGGGCGACCAGAACTCGCAGCTGGTCACCGGGCACCATCCACGGCACAGTCCGCTCTTGCGGGGCGCCCACATCTCCTGCTTGAACGCCGCGTTGTACCGCGCCAGCGACGGCAGGAACGGCTGCCACATCTCGGCCTCTTGCTCCCGCCGATACACGGCGTCGTCCCGCTCGCCGGTCTTCAGCCACACGAACTCGGTCTTGCACTCCTGCACGTGTGGGTAGTGGGCGAACACCAGCAGGGCGAACAGCCGCAGCTGTTGGGAGTCGGGCTTGCGCTTTCCAGTCTTCCAGTCCAGCGCATACGCACGGCTCCCGCGGATCAGCAGCACGTCCACGATGCCTCGGCACCACACATCCTCGGCGAACCAGTCGCAGGGCGCAAGCGCTCGGTTCAGCGCGAACTGCTGTTCGGGCAGGACCTCGTCGTGGGGCAGCGCCATGATCGCTTCGACGTACGGCCAGTAGCCGGCGAACGCCTTGTCAGGCCCCCCGTCGATAATCGCCGCGTGCTGGACGACGATGTCTTCCGGCACGTTGTACAGCCCGGAGAGAATTTTGGCTGCTTCCGCCGTGTTCCCCTTGGCGTAGTGCAGCCCGGCCTCGAGGTACTGATGCACGCGATCGCCCCACAGCGCGGCCTCGCCCTGCGTGGTGGCGACATCCTTCGCCACCCGGGTATGGTAGAACTGCTTCGGGCAGTTCTCAAAGTTGGACAGCGACGAGAACGACCATGCGAAAGGCTTCATGCCGACTCCACCAGATCGAAACACCAGTGGCTCAGCAGCATTTCGTTCAGTTCCGGGTCGTCCACCTCGACGATGTACGACGGCTCGGGCTGCGTCACGGACTCGGGGTCGACGTTCGTGAGCACGAAGGTTTTCGTCTTCATGTGCGCGAGCCCGTGGGTGAACCCGTAGCACGTCTCGAGCCCGCAGTCGTTCAGCCGCACTGTGTCGCCGACGCGCGGCACGCGGACCCAGTCTTTCGGTTCGTGGAGGTTATTCATGCCATGGACCCGTCGCTGTTGCGCTTGAAGCTGCGGTTCTTGCCCGGCGCCACCGGGCGCAGGTTCTCGATCGAGTTCGAGCCGCCCTTGGACAGCGCGCGCTTGTGGTCGATGTCCTTCTTCTCGCCGGGCTTGATCATGCCGGCCTTGACCGCTTTGAGCCGGGCGCGGTTGCGGGCGGCGCGCTTGGCCTTCTCGCCGCGGGCGTCGGAGGTGCGCTTCTCCTGGGCGTAGTCGCGCTTGTAGTCAGGGGACGAGGGCATGTCAGGCTCCTTGGGATTCGTCGACGATCTCGATAGTGTAGCCGTACCGCTCCATGATTTCGTCGTTGATGGTGCGGTCGAAACGGATGCCGTGGGCGCCCTCCAGGGTGACCGTCATGTTCGGGTTCGCCGGGTCGGACGGGTCTTGCGGGCGCCCGGCCAGGACTTTGAACCGCAGCCCCGGCTTGCGGGTGCTGGACAGGTAGCGTACGCGGGCCATGTCAGTTCTCCCCCGCCGCCAGGGGCTTCAGGGTGGCGATGATGTCGTCCACGCTGCGGAGGATGTCGGGGCACAGCATCGCCTCTCCACGGGCGATGCGCCGGCGGTGCACGATGCGGAACCGGCGCCAGAACGCCAGCTGCTCTCGGGGTGGCATGGCCTTGATCGGCGCCATGATGGCGTCCAGGGCGCTATCCGGGTTGGTCTGTTGGTCGCTCACTTCTTCGCTCTCCCATATCGCTGATGGAACCCGCTCTCTGCGTTGAGCGGGAGGTCTGGACCCCACGCCGGCGGGATACGCATCTGCTCCACTGCGAAGCTCGCTGCGTCCTTGCCGTCGTCGGCATCCGTTACGGATACCGCCTCATCGTGCACGCTATGCACGACTGGGAGGTACTTGTGAATCGCGAGGGTCTGGTCGAGCACCACGATGCGCGCCAGGGCCTGCACGATGTTCTCGACTATTTTACCTCCATATATCTTTTCTCGCGAGCGGCCGTTGAAATAAGTCCAGCCCTCGGCGCCGTCGTGGCGCAGCTCGGGGTACTTGATCTTCAGCCCGTTCGGCAGCAGCAGCCCTTCGTCGCACGTCACCACGACGCCGCGCGGGTCGACTGCCACGCCTTCCACCCCCTTGGCGATGTACCCCAGGGCGTCCTCGGCGCGGCGCCACAGCCGCACGACTTCCGGGTGGGAGGACCGATAGACCGACACGACCATGCGGCCTTCCTCGTCGTGGATGAGCACCTTGCCCTTCGTCTGCACCCGAACCGCCCCGCAGAACTTCGGGCCGCCCATGCCATACCCCAGCCCGAGCTTGGCGATCTTGCCCATCTGGCGCTCGTCCGGGTTGTCCGCCTTCGTGATCGGGCGGCTGTAAATCTTCTCGGCCAGCACGCAGTATGTGTCTGGGCCCTGCCCGGCGTCGTACTTCCGGTACACCTCCACGGCATCCATCTGCATGGCCAGCCAGTCGAGCACACGGGACTCGATGTTCGACGAGTCGCACACCACGGAAACCTTGTCGTCTTCCGCCATGACCGCGTCGCGCAGCTTGCCGCCGCGGCCCATGTTTTGCCAGTTCATTTTATCGCCGCCGCTGAGCCGATGCGTTTGCCCTGCGCCCGAGTAGTTGAGGTAGATTGGCGCGGCGCCGCGTCCGGACATGCCGATCATGCGCATGGCGCGGGTCTCGGCGATCGTGGTCTTGTTCTTGAGGCGTGCGGCGACCAGCAGCTGGACTCGCTCGTCGGGGTGCTCGGCTAGAGCCTCCATACCCTTGTCCGTCTTGGCGAACGCCCACGTCTCCTTGCCCGTGGTGGGGCTGATCTTCGTGGGCGGGGCCACCCCCAGCCGTTCGAGCGCGAGGGCGAACTTGTCGTTGCTCATCACGTCGGGCAGCGCGATGCCGGCCTGCATCAGCGCGCCCACCTTGTCCGCGCGCAGGTCCTGGGCGTACTCGATCAGCAGGCCGGCGTCGAGGCGCAGCACGGGCTCGGTGAACATGCGCACGACCATGTCGATGATCTTCAGCTCGCTCTTGGGGAAGTGCTGCAGCAGGCGGTCGAACACCTCGTGCGTGAGCCACACGTCGTTGCCGCAGTACCCACCGTACCGGGCGAGTTCCGCTGGCGAGAAGTCGCGCAGCCGCTTGCCCTTCGCGTTCAGTACCTCCTCGCCCTTGCGGCCGATACCCAGGCGCTCGGCGAGCTTGGCCAGGGAGTTGCCCCCCTTGCTGCCGAACACGGCGCGCGCCATGGAGAGGGTGTCGAACCACACGCGTGGATACCGGCGGTAGTGGTGCGACAGGATCAGGCCGTCGAAGTGGGCGTGGTGGCACAGCACGGCGTTGTCCTCGATACGCAGCCGGTCGAGTTCGGCCGGCACGTCCGGAGCAGGCACCCAGTACGCCGGCGCCCGGTTGACCGAGAACCCACACAGGATCGTCTCGAATCGCGAATCGCGTACGTACGCCTCGGTCGTCATGTCCTTGTTCGACAGCGAAAAGTCCGAGGCGTAGTACGTCTCGAAGTCCAGGGTGATAAGGTCCATCAGGCCCTCCAGTTACGGTGCCGCTTCGGGTAGCGGACAAGCTCGTCGGGCCACTCGCCGGTCATCATCTGGTGCCCGACTGCGAAGCGCAGGTCCTGCAGCAGCTTCTGCACATTGCGCCCCCACGGGCGGCCCAGCTCCACGTCGATGCGGACGACGAGCACGCCGCCCTCTACGTATGCGTTTGCGGTGGCGACGGGGCAGGCGGTCAGCGCACTCTCCAGGCTCCGCGCGGCGGCGTCGAAATCGTCAAATTCTACTCGCGCGCCGTTCAGCATCAGGGCGGCGTAGCGGTTGCCGAACTCGAACCGATCCACCTCCGGGTTGTTGGCGAAGGGCACGGGGCATCCAGGGAGTATATCTCTAAGGTGCATGGCTTCTTCCTCTTACGTATCATTATTTTGGGTTCTCGCGCAGGTTCGTGCAGCTGGCGCAGGCAAGGTCGGTGCCCCGCGCGTCGTGCCCGCAGTACAGCGGCTTCCATTCCGTGGTGACGTACTGCCCGTTGGCGGCCCGGTAGCTGCTGCGGGCACCGCGCGGCGCGTCTCCACAGTGTGATGAGTGGCAGGCGTACCGCCACCCATCAGCCGCGCGGTGCACGGTCTTGCGATGTGGCGTGTCTACGTGCGGATTGCTCGGATCGGTTGGCATTCGGGGTCCTGGGCTGTGGTGGCGCAGGATGATACCTCGGTCAGCTCGAGGTAGATTTGCAGCGTGTGCAGGGCCTTCCTGATGTCCTGCATTCCGCCCTTGTCCCGCTCACGGGCGAGGTACGCGACGACGGTGCCCTTCGCGAACCCACGCAGCTCATCCGGCGTCAGCCACTTGCTCAGCACTTCCCACGGCTGATACTGCCCGAGCTTCTTGTAGTGGTCGCCACCTTCCTGGTGGTGCAGTGCGCTCATTTGCCCTGCTCCTGCTCGGCGAGATACATCTGCGTCAGTGCAGCGACGATTGCGCGGTGGGCTTCGCGCGAGGGCTCCGTCACGAGCCCGCCGTCTCGGCGCATTAGCGCTTCCCGGGCGTAGTGGGCGATCAGCAGCAGATCGTTCGGCAGCGGTATGCTGGGGGTGGTCATTTCTTCCTCCTGTACAGTTTGAGTGGGGTACGGCCGCCGGCGTCGGATGTGACGCGGCCGACCATGTCCAGGTGCCCGAACCGGACCAGCCGGTCCATGGCGCTTCGGGCGGTGGTGCGAGGCAGGTCCAGCAGGTCAGACACCAAGATGGACGAGCGCACCTCGCCGTCCGCCATCAAGGCGAGAATTCTGTCGCTGCTCGAGTCGGGCACGATGCGCTCGGCGCGGGCGGTACGCTTGTCCACGCGAGGCGGGGCCTGGGTGGCAGCTTGCAGTTGGGTGAGGATCGAGGCGGTCACGGCTTGGCCTCCGGCGATGCTTTGTACGCACCCATCCCTGTTAGACGACAGAGATCGTCATCCACCCTTCTCGCCTGTGACTGCATTGGTTTTCGTAGTGCGTCTGGCATCTGATTAAGAGTCTGCCAATTCTTCCAGTGCTGGCATGTGGTGCATCTTTCGTGGGTGTATCCGAGGCAATACGTCTTCATGGCTTGGCCTCCGGGGCGACTGCGAGTGCGGCTCGAAAAGCTGGCGTGAAAGTGCCGGATTGGTCGCGCACGTTGAATACGCGGGCAAAGGCGGTTGTCATCTCTTCCGTCGGCCAACCCTCAAGCACGCTCGGCGCGGGCTGTGTGAAGTTATCCTCGACCGCTGCGATTGCGTCAGAAAGTCGAATCAGCGCATCCCCTGAGTCATGCTCTGTAATGCCTTCGGTGTCGAACTGTGATTGAAGGTCATCAATGATGGCGTCCTTGACAATCTGCGCTGGCTGCGTCTTACCCTCACTGATGAGGGAGACATCGTCGGATGCCAGAGACGGCGCGGGTTGTGCTTGTGCGCCGGTAACGCGCGTTTCAATTGCCTTCCATGTCGGCTCGTATTCCGGCCAGTCCGACTCGACGACTACACACTCCAGCAGAGGTTTTCCGCTCTCGCTACGCCCTACCCGCTGGACCTCCGCAAGTCGCGCGAGCTGTTGTTTCTCGCCGGGAGTGAAGTGCTCTTCGACATCCGACAGCTTGAAAACAAGATAGCGCTTTTCGCGCTCGAATTCGGTACTCATGGTCATTCTCCTTTTGCGCCGGGGGCGGGCGGCAATTTTTCGCGCCAAGCGTCGTCAAATGCCCACATGGCCGCGTCAGGGCTATCGCCAAAACCGACAACGCCATCTTGGATATTTTCACCAAACAATGCGCACCACTGGTTGCCATCACGGAATAGACGGGGCTTCCAGAGCACGCAGGGTCGTTCTTGAGCCGCAGCGGCTTGTTGCCATGCCTGCCCAGCACAGAACGCCTCGTGAGCAATAGAATTAGCAGCCATTCTTTGGTACTCATCATCCATTTTCTATTCTCCTTTTGCGCCGGGGAGGGCGTAGAGCGGGATTGAGTATGCGGCCATTGACCCAACGGCTACTTTGCCCCATACGTGCTTTACAGCATCGGTCACAACGTCGGAGTCACGCCGCGTTTCGTGCATCCACGCAACCGGCTCCTGCTTCTCCATCTGCTTGATCTTGGCGCGCAGGGCGTCGCGCTCTTTCGCTACGGCGTTTAGCTCTGAACCAAGCGCATCAATCACTCTTTCCTTCAGGGCGACATCTCGCTCGGCTGCTTCGAGGCGGTTGAGCAGTTCGAGAATCGCTTGCGGGCTGGCTGCGGCATAGAACGCCGCGTCTTCCTGTGGTCGCTCGCTTGCGATGAACAGGTCGGCATTCTCGAAATCAACGTGCCCCTCCCGTAACCAGTGACACTTACTATATTCGCACGCGTGCCCTACATGAGGCGTTGCCGCTTGCGCCAGTCGGCGCAGTTCTTTCGTGTCGATCATTTCGATCCCTCCAGTGCGGCCACCGTATCTGCGTATAGACAGGTCTGCTGATATGCGGACACGCGCAGCTTCGTTAGCGAGTGCGAGGGGTCCAGCCCCGCACCCATGGCCATTTCGTGATGCCGACGCAAAGCAGCTTGCATCTTTTCCATGCGCAGCTCGGCAGCGATTTCGGTGGGGGTCATTCGTGAGCCTCCGTCTCGGGGATGTGCAGACCGCAGCGCCCGCGCTCGTCGGGCACCGCTGCGACCATCGGGAACCACCTCGTGTCGTCGTCGCGCTCCATCTGATGTTTACGGGCGCAGGATTCGCATTTCGGGTGTCGGTCGATGCCGTAGCATCGGGAGATGTCGGCTGGCAGGCGGGTCATTTCGCCTCCTGTTCCTCGATCCGCTTTGCCTGGAGCGCGCCGTATTCCGCGTTCAGCTCACAGCCGAGATACTGCCGGCCGTGCTGAATGGCGACCGCCGCCGTGGTCCCGCTGCCCATGAACGGGTCGAGCACGATGTCGCCTGGGCGGCTGCCGGCAAGAATGCACGGCTCGATCAGGGCGGGCGGAAATACAGCACCGTGGGCGCCTTTGTAGGCCGCCGTGTTGACCGCCCACACGTCCCGCTTTCTGCGCTTGGTGCCATCGACGGCCGGCTCCTGAATGGCCGCAAAATCAAAAAAGTATCGTTTCGACTTGGTCAGTAGGAATATGTGCTCATGAGCGCCTACACAGCGGTCAGTGACCCGCTCAGGCATCGAGTTGGGGGCGTGCCAGATAATCTCCTGTCGCAACCACCAGCCATCAGCGCGCAGCGCAAACGCAAGCGACCACGGTATTCCCATAAGGTCCTTCGGCTTCATGCCGGGTGGAACCTTGCTACTCCTACCGCCGGCAGCCTGTGTTTCGCTATGCTTCTTTCCGCCTTTTGTGCTCGGCACTTGGTAGCTGCGGTTCGCAGCGTAGCTATCACCGATGTTCAGCCAAAGCGTCCCGTCATCAGACAGCACATCCCGCACGCAACGGAACACCTCGACCATCGCAGCGATGTACTGCTCTGGCGTCTGCTCAAGGCCGATCTGCCCTTCGTGGCCGTAATCCCGCAAGCCGAAGTACGGCGGACTGGTTACGCACATCTGCGCCTTCACGCCTTGCTCCGCCCAGCGCCGCATCGTCTCGCGGCAGTCTCCGAATTCGATTAGATTCATGCTTTCTCCTCACGCCGGCCTGCCGGTTTCGATGCTCATCTTTCTCTCCTAAGTACGTAGAGGTCACTCAGTGACCTCACGCGGTGTTCTTCCTGTGCGCTCGCACTGCTGCGGGGGCGGCGGTCCACCAGCGCACGCCCCGGACGGTCCAGGTGGTCGCGCGACGCTGGCGTACCAGTTCGTCGAGGTGGCCGATGGCCGTGCCCCGGCTGAGCGAGAGTGCCTCGGATACGTGCCGCGAGGTCACGTTGCGGCCGACGAGGAATTCGCCGACCTGCCGCACCCGGTCGTCCTTGGCTTCACTGCGTGCTGCCGCCGGACGCATCCGGCAGGCGAGCACTTGGTCAACGATCGACAGCATCGCCGAGTCTCTGCAGACGTTCGACAAAGGCCTCGATCTCCTTCTTCGTGGCGGGCGTGAGCTGCTTGTCCACCTCCAGCCGCACGTCGACGGTGGCGTTGATGGTCGCCGGCGCCGGGGCACCGACGAGCCGTTGCACTGCGGTGATCGTCTTGGCTTGGGAAGCAAGCATTTGGTGGAGTTGCTCGTTCTCGGCGCGCACCGCGCGTAGCTCGGCGCACAGCTTGTCGTTCTCGGTGCGCAACAGGGCGTCTGCGGGGGGAGCCCAGGCGCGGGGGCGGTTCGGGTCGAACATGGCGGCCTCCTACGCGCGGGGCAGGCGGGCGAGCACGGCCGCCAGCGGCAGGATGCCGTAGCGGCGCTTGCAGAACTGGTACGCCCGGCGGGGGTGGGTCTTCGGCAGGCGCAGCGTCTTCCCGGACCACACCCGGCTGCCGGGCAGCTGCGGACGGTCGGCGGTGACGTTGTAGCCGACCATGCGGCGAAGGGCCTTGGCTTTCTTACCTCTCATGATTCACTCCTTGGTTGTGACTTGCAGGTTGATGGTGATGTCGTTCAGGGTCAGGCTGCTGCCGACCCGGAGCTGGGCGCGCTGGAAGGTCAGCACCGGGCGCCCGTCCGGCCCTACACACTCGACGACGAGGCACACGCAGTCGCCTTCGATCGCGTCGACGCGCACCCGCGGCGCCCCAACGTGCATGACCGTAGTTGCCTCGCCGAACGGGTTCATTGCAGCGGCACCGAGGGGCGTGGGAGAACGGAGACGGACACGTCGAGCTTGGTGAACACCTCTCCATCCTTGCGGTATGCGGCAAGCACGGTGAAGTTGTCGTCCAGCTCGGCCACGGGCGCTGCCGTGTGGCCGTTCATCCACGCGCCGAGGTGCCCGGTGGCGGCTTCGATCGAGTCGGCTTCGAGCACGACATCCAGCATGATGTGGCGCACCACACCGAAACGGAATTCAGGCATACGCCTCCTCCAGTTGTTGGGACAGGTAAAAGCCGTACTGGTAGCGGTACTCTTCCAGAGCGGCCTCGTTGGTGAGCAGCTTGTCCAGCTCGAGCATCATGCCCAGGAGCTGCCTGCACCACGTATTGCGTACGTGCATGACGTACTGGTCTGAGTGGTCGACGTTCTCCACAACCACGGCCAGCTCCTCGTTTGTGTACGACGTGAGGTTGACGCCCTCGAACTCGGTGAGCACGACGTGCTTGCCGCCCCGCCCGCGCAGGGCGAGCCCCATGTCGAACGGCTTGTCGGCGCCACGCCCGGCGTAGTCCATGCACACCGCCCTGGCGGATTCGGGCGACCACGTGCGGTACGCTTCATCTTCGTCCAGCGAGTCGCGCACGGCATCGCCCGCCCACTCGTGGACGTTCCGGGTGATGTCGCCGTTCGCTTCCCACCACGCCTCGAAGTCCGGGGCGAGCAGCGCGGCCTCGGTCTCGTTGATGTAGTGCCCGCAAGCGACCAGCGCGTCCTGTGCCTTGGCCGCGGTGTCGAGCTGGTCGTACAGGTAGACGGTCCACTCGAGGGGGTAGTGGGTGCGCAGATCGCCCCAGTACCCGCCATTGTCGCGGATGCGGTCGGCGAGCTGCTGCCGCACCCAGGTGTTAAACTTGCCTGCCATGAGAATCTCCTAAGTAAGTTGGCGGTCACTGAGTGACCGAGCCCTTGTTGCGGCGCGCGGCTTCTTCCATCGCACGATCGAACCAGTTCACGCGCCTGCCTCCGACCGGGCCGATGCGCTTCTTGCGGCCGGTGCGCCGGTCGCACACGTACCAGCCACGGCCTTCAGACTCGACGCCCCAGGGGCCTTCCGGGTACTGCTCAGGGTAGTGGAGTGGGGTCACTTCAGCCTCCGAATCTGTTCGTCCAGTTGCGCGATGCGGCGGGGCGAGGCCTTGCGGCGGATCGCTTCCGCCCGACGTTCGATCAGGATCGTCCGCTCGAACTTGCGCTCGGTCTGGGCCAGTTCCTGATGGAGCCCGACCAGACTCCAGAAGGTGGGCAGGTACTCGACCCCCTCCCGCAGGGACTGGTCGAGGGACCACTGGCGGGCGAGGTGGCTCATGTGGTCACCCCGCCCGCTGCAGGGCTTCAATCAGCGCATCCTTATCGCGGCGCTCGACCAGGATGCAGTGCTGGCACTCGCCAGTGCCGTCCCATTGGGTCAGGACGATGAAGTCGTCAGACGGCTCCACCGACAGCGGCTGGGCGTAGTCGGGCTTGTAGAACAGCGGGTCCCCGTCGTGCTCGTGGATGATCTTGTCGAACAGGATGGTCATGTCTTTCTCCTAAGTAAGCGCAGGCAGGGTGGCGACGAGGGTGTCGTTGAAATACACGTGGGCTACTTTGCCTTTTATCCCATTTCTCGTCAAGAACGCCGTGAGTTCGGACAGGGCTACGTCCATGGCGTCGGTGGCGATGTGGACGGCCTGATCCCCCGAGGCGATGATGCGCAGGTCTTTCTCGGGGCTGCCCGTGCGGATGCCGAAGTGGTCGGCGATCCGACACATGCGGGACTCCAGGCGGGTGGTGCGCTGCACGATTTCGCGCAGGCGCTGGATGGTTTCAGCGTCGGTCATTTTGCCTCCCGGTATTCGTAGGCGTTGATATGGTGGTAGAAGTGCGCCCGGGAGGCAGCCAAGGAAGCTGCGGCTTTCTCCCAGGTGTCGTGCGGGGCCAGCAGCATGTTGAGCAGATCGTGCGGCACGTCCTGCGGCGGGGTGCCGGCAAGGCGCCAGTGGTTGAGCTGCTCGAGGCGGCGCCCACGCTCATACGTACTGAACGCCCAGCCGTCAGCGAACTCGCCGATGTTGACTCGGGCTTCCGCAGCGGTGCGCAGCCACTTCATCAGCTCGCGCCACGTGCGCTGGCTTTCCTTCGAGATGAACCGGCGCGTCCAGGGGCGGCGGTCCTCTTCGAACACGACGCCGTTCGTGTGCAGGCGGATGCCGGCGAAGTAGGGGTGCCCGCCGATCGAGGTAGAGACCTTGGAGCCGGGGCGGGCGCTGCGTACCCAGGCGCTCGTGACTTCCTGCACGGTGCGGCGGGTAGTGGGCGCAGCCT